GTGTCGAGGTTGCCGAACTGATCCAATTCATCCAGCGTGTAACCGGACGACAACTGGCGGAACAGCAGTTCCATTTCGATTTCAGCCGTCCCCCACCGATCCAGCGCCCAATTATAGATCAACTGCTTGTTAGGCCGACCGCCCGTGTTCCCAGTGCCGGGATACGCCCACCACACCAGCTTATTCAGCGGGTCGGCAGCACCATAGACGCGGTGGTAATAGTTCTGGTCGATCTCGCTAAAGAACGTCTTACTGACCCTCTGATGACCGATGCCGGTCGAGCCTGCGCCGTCAAAACGATAAAAATCATCCTCGCCCAGGTAAAACCCGAACGTGCCGACGTTGACCACGCTATTCGGCGCGGACGTGCCACGATCCCGCTCGACCTCCAGAATATCAAAGACGGTGGGCGGGCCAGCGTATTGGACGCGGTAAATGGCCTTCTCAGTCCAGATCGCGCCATCAAGACCGCCGATAGCGCCTGTTATGGCCTGCACGGGGCCACCAATAGGCAAGTCCTGTCTGTCGGACTGTTTAGCTGCTGCGTCGGCGCTGCCAATCGTCGGCCAATCCCCAGGCGAGTCAATGGCAGACCACCAAACGCGGTTGACCACCGCCCCGTCAGAACTGTCCCAGGTATTACCCAGCATCACGAAATTGTTAATGATGCCGATATGGCGGGCGCGGGGCGCAGCGGCGGCAAGGTTACTGAACGCGCTGTCCGTCCCCATCAGGTAGCTTTGCGGCTGGTCGGTGTGGCCGTTCACCGCGATGATGCGCTCGCCGTACTGCCCAAATTTCCACGCATCATCCACCGCCGTCGTATAGGCCGCAGCCGAAGACGACACGTTATTGAACGCCGTGCCCGAAAGCAGAAACAAGTCTTGAAGATCGCCAGCGAACGTATTGACGTTGCCAGCACTGTCGCGGAACGATGCTGCGCCCTGCGGCCTGTTCGACAGCGCCGTGATCGAAGACGACAAATCAGCCACTGGCCCGTAGCTCCCCGCCGTGCGCGGAAACACGTTCGTGGCGACTGTCGTGCCGCCAGCATAATCCGGCTGGTCCGGTAGATATTCAGCAAATGGGATCAAAACTGCGTTGCCCTGATTTTACCATTAACACGCCGCCATGTTTCGGCCTCAAGTTCCGACAGGGCGTTCAGTTCTGCTTGGTGCATTACCGCCGACTTGTCGGGCTTGTGGACAACGTGCGCATATAGTTCCGCCTTCGCCCTTGCCCTGATGAGGGCCTCGCCATCCGTCATCCAAGCGTTGGTGTCCGTCGTTGCCGACAAGGACGCCAATTTCTTGACCCCACTAATATGGATGGTGCGCCCCGCATCAGGGATAGGGTACAGGCGCAGACGTTGCGAGTAGAATGTATAGTCTGTGGGGTCACTAAACACACCATCGTAAGTCTGCACCTGTTCCATGTACGACCAATCGCGCTCCATGAGCGGGTAGTCGTAGGTTCCGTCATTGATCCGCAGACTATCGACCTCAGTGATTAAGCTCATGTCAGCGTAGTCGCTCACGCTGTAGAATTCCTGGCTTGACGAGGTGGAGAGGCTGTCGATGAATTCGGTGAAATAGAAGCGGCGGCGCTCGTAGTGTTTGATCGAAGTTAAAATGGCTTCCTTCACACGCGCAGTCAGGTCGCTGCGGCCAATCTCCGCTTCGATACGGTCAATCATCACGCCATAGGTCGTCATCGTGGGGGCGTCCCGTCACATTTTTGCTGATGGCCGTATACGCCACGACCGATGCGCACCCCACACTTGCCACAATAACCCTTTTTGACGGGCTTTGCTACCCTTTTGGCAACAGGCTCCTTTGTCGGCTCTGATGCAGCCTCACGCTTGTCATCAGTCGCGTATGCTTGTCTTCGGCGCATCGAAAACACCTTTCTTTGCTCGATCCAGGCAATCCCACCACTCGCCGTCCCACGGTGTTGGCGGCGCATTGAACAACTGCATGTCTGGGGTGCCTAGTGTGAAGTGAACATTTTTCGGGTTCTTGCTTGGGTCGTCGTAACCCGCCAAGAAGTTCCATGTCGCGGGCAATTCGCCAATCAAGTCGTCGCCCTCAATGAAGTGTAGGCCATGCAGGCTGCTGCCGTCCCAATTGTTCAGCGCGTATGGCGTCAACCCACGGCACTTTGACGGCTTCATAAGCATCACGGAAGACCAGTTTTTTCTGGCGTATTTCGTCTGCAATACGCCGTCCATCTTCATAAGTTCAGTCGGCTTCTGATTATGCTTGACGCACATTACCGCATACTTGTCATCAGCCAACGCGAACAGGTCTTCAATGTCAGCACGAAACATCATATCCGCGTCGATAAAAAGCACCCACTCGTTTCCATAGTCTTCCAGCAACGGCACTGCAAAGCGCGTAAAGCTAAACTGCGTGGAGAACGGTTTACCGTCGCGCTCATCCCACATCTGGCCGCTTTCCTCGACGCGGTAGGGTCGCCAATAAATGCCTTTCTTGCGCAGTTCCCAATCCTTCAGTGGGATGATATCGACATCAGCCTTAGTGTTCTCGCGGATGCTCTGCTCCGCCACCCGATAGGCGTCATGGTCGCGGGGGTCGTATCCGATAAAGATTTTCATGAGTATGCCACGCAATGCTCGCAGGCCGTGCCTGCGAGTTCCTTTTCTAGATGTGATGCCCGAAGCTTCTGAAAATCCGGAGAGTGCCACGCATCCATGAACGACATTTGATTGATATCGCCCATTCGGAATCGCCCATCGTGGTCAAAGCAACATGCGGAAAGGTGACCGTCATAACTCACCCGGCCCTCGGTAAACAACGACCAGCATGGAATAGGTTGCTGCATGTTGTCTGCCCGGCCAGGATTGCCTGCCCGTATGTCCCACCCGCGCTCCGCCTCGTCAACGCCGACCAAATCTGCCTGAGAGTAGAGCGGGAGCGCATAATACTCATCTACATACGGCCTAATCTCATTGAGCACATCCGCCATGCGCTCGCCCTGCTCTCCATCATAGCGGATAAACGAGGCGTAAATCCCGCAATCGTATCCGTTATCCTCGCGCACCATGAAAGAGTGCTTGATGTTGGAAATCATCTTGTCGAATAGCGCGGGCTTCACGTTGGCAATTTCAGAAAACTGCGTGGAATCGGAATAGTTCAACGAGAACTTGAGACTATCCAGGCCCGCATCCATGCAGTCCGTAAGCATCTGCGGCGAGCTTGATCCGTTGGTTGTCAGAAACACATACGGGAACCCCTGCGCCTTCGCCTCTGCAATTGCTTCAGGCAGCCACTTGAGCAACGTGCTTTCCCCCAGGTAGAACATGCCGACCTCCTCGACGCCAGACGCCCTCAGGTCAGGCAAGAGCTTATTGGCGTAAAAGTCCCAATCCATATCCCCCTTGTCCCGAAGCTTCGCCGCAGTGGCGCAAAAGGCACAGCGAAAGTTACACCGCGCCGTAAGCTCGATTTTAACTGATTTCGGACATGGCGGAGTCGGTGAATATTGCCCCTCCTTCATTTCAGTGATTGCGTCAATCTTTTCAGTGATGCTTTTCATTTGTCCATCCCCACAAAAATAAATTCACCGCCTGCATCGGAGAAGTTGATGATGTCCCACCGATCCATGAGCTTTGGCAGCCACCAATCCTTGCCCTCGACGATCAGATGCGCATTTCTCCCGTCAGCCAAGACCTTCTTTGCCTCACGCGTTGCCACGCAAAGAAACACGCCGCGCCGCGCCAAGCTTTCGATGTCGTCAAGAACATCGTCCAGGCAGTCAGGTTCGATATGTTCAAGGACATCGGTGCAAACAACCAAATCCGCAGGCTCGGGCGGGTCATCCTTCCCCGGTACAGCCGGGTCGTATTCCTTCAGCCGAATGCCAATGGCGCTGTTGAGCGTTCCCTTGCCGCAGCCATAGTCTAAGATATCGACCGTTTGCATAGCGTTCGCCAAGCCGACCACGGCCTCTGCGTGATTATGGCCGCTGGTGCCATACGCTTCGTTGGTTTCGTGCAGTTCCTTGTTTAGTTCTCGATATTCATCCGAAATCAGCATTTTTCAGCCTCTCGCCCACAGTTTCAAAAACGCCTTCCCAGCCACGACCCTCCTGGCGGATAAGTTCAAGGTGTGGCCCATACCAAAGCATGTCGCCCTCGATGCCATAGCGCCACGCCGCCTGATCCGGCGTCAGGCACCAGCATGGCGTGCCGATAGCCCCGGCAATATGAACGGCCGTCTGGCAGACCGAGATGACCAGATCACACGCCGAGATCAGCGCAGCCTGCTTGTCGAGGTCATCAATAGCGCCTTGGAAGTGCGGTATAAGCAACTCTCCCGCCTGCACAGGGCCATCAGCGCCATACTGGAGCGACACAAAGGAGACATCAGGGTTGGCCTCTATAAGCTGCTTCCACAGCCCCAGTGGCGCGTTGCGCAGTTCCTGGTGCGTCCCCTTCGTGCCGCCGTGCCATGCGATGCCGATCAAGGGATGCCCGAACTGCATCCTGAAGTTATCTTCTGCGCGAGAATTAGCCTTCAAATACGAATGCCTTGGGAAATGCTCATCCTTCAGACGAAACAGCCCCGGCATCGACCCCATTGGAATATATGCGTCAACGTCAGGATGCTCATCTATCAGGCTTTCGTGGTCAGGGTAGCACGGCACACCGAATGACCGTTCGAACAACGGCACCAGCCGGTCAGCGCATTCGATAACAACCTCGTCGGCCAACTGCCATGCGTCTTCAAAGCACGACATGAACATGATCTCATCGCCAATACCCTGCTCGCCGTGAATGGCCAGCTTGCCGACACGCTCACCATTCCATCGCGGGCATTCGTAGGGTCGCACCATCGAACTGAACGTCGGCAACTCAAACCGGCTTTCATAGTCAGGCCACGCCTCGGCCCAATTCTTCAGTTCAAGGTTGGCCAATGCGCGGTGGTTTCTGGCGTGCGGAGTGTCGCCAAGCGCAAGCGCCTTGTTGGCCCACTCTACGGCCTTCTCAGGCGTGCCGGTGTTCACATAACTGCCCGCCATCATAGCCAGGGTGTCCTGGCGGTCGGGTTCGAGGTCGAGCGCCTTCTGGTAGGCATCTCTGGCTGGTTGCGCATGGCCCTCGTTGCGATACGCCACGCCCAGGTTATGCCAGACTTCTGGCAATTCCTGCCCTGCAAGCTGCGACGACCGCAACAGCAAATTGATTGCCGTGCCGAAGTTGCCTTGCTGGCTGTTGAGCGTGCCAAGCAGATATAAAACAATGGCATCGTCTGGCTGCGAGCCTAACAATGCCTCATACAGTGCCTTGGCTTGGTCTAGTTTTCCGGCAGAATGCAGATTGCCTGCTTCCTGCACAACGTCCATAAATTGACGCATATTCTGTCCCCACAGAAGCTAAAAAAGAAATTGGGAGGGGCGCGTTCGCCACCCCTCCCGGTATTCCTACGACTGATTGAGCGCCGCGTAAAGGACGGTCAAGTCAACAGTGGCCGAAATCGTCCACGTTCCCGAAGTCGGAGAGACAACGAGATACTCAAAGCGGTTCACAGCATCGTCGCTGACGGAAACACGATACTTCGTGCTACCCTTGGCGGCGAAGACCGGCAAAGCGCCGGAAGCCAGGGAACCGAACTGAGCAGCGGCACCTTGAACGCCAACCGTGGCGTTCGCATTGGTTTCCGCAGTGGTGACTTTACCGTAAACGCCGATAATGTCGGAGCCGGTCGGGATTTTCGCCATCAGGATGATGTCGCCAACCGTACCGGAGTGGACATATTTGACGTTTACAGCATTGATGCCAGCGTGAACCAAACGGGGTTCAACGGCAGCAACAGCGGCGGTGGAAGTAACAGTGGTAACAGCCATTTGTCATTCCCTCCTTAGACCGCAGGCGCGTAGGTCGAGAGCGCGATGGTCGCAAAGTCCTTCGAATTGAAGATGGACTTCTTGAAACCAGCGATGCACCCGGCTTCAACGCCAAGCTGGTTGCCATAGTCGAACAGTTCTTCCGTCCAGTCCATGTTGCTCGGGCTGTTTCCACGGCCATAAGCCATGCAACCGGCCTGCGCACCACAGAACACCGCACGACGGAAGTCAGCGGCAGTGCCGGAATTCGGCGTGCCGGTGATGACCGGGATGCGGGTGCTTTCATGGACGATGACATTGTTGTACTCGAACGAGGCACCCGTAACAATCGGGTTGTCCTTGTACTTACCGCCCATCATAGCCGCACGGAAGATTTCGATGTAGTTGTTGACGCTCGACGCATTCGCCGTGCGCAACCGGTACATCTGGTAGGGGTGAATGAAAAGCACATACTTTTCTTCGCCCGCCACGTTCACCGGACGGATGCTCGGGTCCGTGCCGGTCGTGAAGGTCTTGGCCTTCGCAACCAGACGGTCGATGTCCGACAATTGCAGGCTTTCGGTCGTCGTCGCGGAAAGCGAAGCTTCCGTGCTGTGACCGCCACCGCAAATGAGGTGAGCGGCGTCAGGCTCAGTCACCGTGTTGTTGCCGGTGTAACGGGTGTCAGCGGCCCCGCCGTTGCCGGTCAACTGGTTCATGACCCAGGTGTCGATGCGGTCAGCCCACCAATCCTGAAGGCCCATGCGGGCTTCTTCACGGACGGAGAACGGAACGCGCTGTTCCGACATCTTGCCGTTGGAACGAACTGCATGACGCAGTTGGTTGATGAGGACGCTGTCGCTGTAAGTGACCAGCGCTTCCTCGTTGCCTTCCAGGGTTCCATCACCCTGGACACCAGCACCCGTCAACTGCATACGCAGCCCATAGGTGATTTTGTCGCCAGCCGACTTCTGCGTTTCGTCTTTGATCTGGATCAGGCTGTTGGACGATTTGCCCATGAACTTGGAAGCCCAGGTCTGCTTGAGGGCTTCTTGGAACAGCTTTTTCGACCAAAGTTTCACAGCAAGCGGATGATTGACAGGATAGTCAGTCGCAGCCATATCATGGCTCCTTTATCGCTTGTTAAAACTAGGGTTCATGCCCGTCCGCTGGGCCAGCGCCAGATTTGCCTTAACGTCGGCACGACGAAACGCTGAAGCCGGTTTACGTCCCGGTGACGCTATTGGCTCGGGCCTATCAGCTTCTCCCAAGCCTTGTCGAATTCGTCGCCGTCCATATCGGCCAGCGACTCCAGGGTGACTTCGGACTTGCCTTCGCCGCCCTTGGACATGGTCTTCGCCTCGGCCTGACCCTGCGTGACCTGATCGACTTTATCGACCTTCTGC